CCATGAAAGCGTAAAAAAGTGCTACATATACCATCATAGTCTATCGTTCTGTACTTTCAAATTTAATGTCTGTTTTAATACCGTTCCTCCGTGCGTTATGCTTAATGTCGTCCATTGGGTCGAACCGTTCAAGCCCTGCACCTTCTAAGAAGTCGTTAAGCATATTTACTGTTTTGTTATCTTCTCTTCTTTTCTTTTCTCCATGTGTCCATGCTTTGAAGTTAAATACCACCATTCCCACGCTTAGTGCTGCACCCCATAGCGTCATGCTTATATCTCTGTACGCTGCATGGTTCATGAGTTCCATTGCAGTGAACATCCACCATGAAAAGGATGCGCCCCACAGAAGAATGTTTATTTTCGTTCTCATTTCGTTCTTTTAGTTTTAGTTAGGGATGACGCTTGATGCACGCCACCCCCGTTTTAGTTTAGTATTTAAGCCTTATCTTTATAGGGTACAAGGTTCTTTGCTTCTTCTTCCCACATGTCGCCCTCGTTTTCCTCGAAGTCAAGGTAAACAGTTCCGTTGTTCAGATCATCAAGTGAAGAATGAATCCCTACAACTACCATTGGGAACCCGTCATGATGTACGCATAGCGTGTCACCGATTTTAATGTCTTTAATATTCATGCCTTATTCTCCTATCTCCTCGTGGTACTTTCGCAATGTTTCTTTCACACGCCTTGCAGCTTCTCTGTCTTGTTCTTCGGTACGGAAGTAGTTAAATACCGTGTAAAATGAATTATCGCAATCGTCATTGCACTCCTCGAAACTATGAATACCACCATCCATCCTTACTACAAAGTATTTTTCACCACACTTTGCTCTCCACCAAATACTCTCCACCCGCTTATCATCGGCGTTCCACCGATAACCATTTTCTTTCATCATGTCAAAGAAATGTGTCTTTTCTTCCTCCGTTGCGTAACGAAAGGCGTTGATGTTCCAACGTTTGTTATCCCTACGGGAAGTGTTACAATGAGAATCAAAGACCTCCCTGTCGTAGTTGCATACCTCTTTGAATATCAATATCGTGTCATCTATTTTGCTATGAAGCACGTCCCCATCCTTGAAGTTCTTCTCTTTCTTCTCTTTCTTTTCTTCTTTCTCGAAGACCACACTTCCGTCCTTAATAGTTGCCTTGCAACCTTCAGGAATGGTGATTGTATCACCGCATTGTAATTCTACTTTCATAATACTTTTATTTAATTAGAATAATAATCTTTCTGTGTATTTCTGTTCTTTTCCAATAATGAAGTCACAGATGAAATTACGAGCATAATCTGGAGAGATTAATGACCTCTCCATGCTGCATACACCTGCCTTTGGAGAACTGCTTGCTTTCATTATCGTCTTTCGTTCCTTGTCGTTCTGAAAAGAACGTCCGTAAGTTGGCTCGCAATTGACAAACCAATAAGCCGTTGGTTTGATATAATAATCTCCACGTAGCATTCGGTTTTTATCTATCATTGTAGGCTTCGGAAAGTTCTGTCCGGTAATAAGATAATTTGGCTCTGTGGAGGGATTTTCTATTATTAGTCTTATACCTCTACTATATGCAATCCATAGTAGCTTATAGAGCAGTGTGTGAAATTTAGTTCTTAACTTTAACCTTTCTATGGTTAATTCTATTTTCTCACACATAGACTTCTTGCGATAGTTTATATTCGTTAAATCAAAGCAAGTCTGTTGCAGTGATTCAAAGTATATACATGGGAAGAAGGCTATTATTAGGTCTTCTTTGGTTATTTCGTCAAATAGACTTGCCCCCCCCGCATAACATTTTTCAATTTCATTAAACAGATCTGCAACATTATTAGTTTCGTTAAACTCATTCTGAATGTCGTAATCTTCTGCTTCATATCCAAGCTTAATGAACTCGTTTTTGAACGTTCCAGACTGCTCAAAGAAACAATGAACCTTTCCTTTAATGTTCATACTACTTTCTCTTTTTACGTTTCTTCTTTCTTTTACTTGCGTAGGGTGTTGACCCTGCACGTGATTTGCCTTGATGGTAACAATCTCGTAGTCTGTCATTTAAAACCTTTACTACACTATTTGTATGTAACGCTATCTCTGTTGCAATTTTATTTAGTTCTTCCATACGCTAATCAGTTAATTCTACTACTGCGTTATATGGCTTTTCTTCAAAATTATACATGGGGGCTATAATGATACATACATCTTCGTTTAGAACAAACTTGTTAGCACCTCCTTTAGGGTTGTGCGTTAATGTTGCAGACTTTACTTTAAGAAAATCCATCGCAAATTTTAACTTATTGACGTTGAGTGCGAAGAAAGAAGCATTACCAATGGATATAATAGCGTCCTCTTTGGCAACCTTCCGCCCCGTCTTCTTTGTCTTTTCAGGGATAATATATCCTTTGCCGTAACATATTGGGCATTCTGCATCGAGTTCGTGTGCGTGCCCGTTGTTGTCAGTATATTCCCAAGTTACCTCTCCGTACCCCTCACATTCCTTGCATTTTACTTTCTCACTCACAACGATTTCCTCGTCAACTTTCGGGCATTCATCTAACGCCTTGTTTATCGCTTCGATGGTAAATTTCTTCTTACATGGACATTCTAATTCAGAAAATCTGAGTTCATCCTTAGGGTATTTTCTGGTAAGAACTTTAGGGTTAATCTCTATGAGAATATACCCATTCGTACACCACACCTTGTTATACTTCGTATTGTAAAATGGTGCTTCAAGCAATGGACGAAGTTCATCTTTTTCACAGAACTCTTTTAACAGTTCCGCTTCATTCTTTATTTTATTCATAATACGTCTATTTTAATCAACTAATTCAAAACTATACGCTACCACCCACGGATTACTCTCCCACGTGCCTTTGCCGCTTATTCTGTCGATGAGGTAAGCGAACGCTTCACGTGCAGTAAGAAAGGCTACATCAGGGGCAAAGCCTGTAGCTTTGGAAACATGATAGGCTCTTAGTTTAGGATATTGCCAAACGCCCTCTTTGAGGATATCCTCGTCTGATATGCTCTGTAAACGTTCCACCTTAACATCTGTAATCTTGATGTGGTGGGGCATGGAAAAGCCACACTAATTTGACCCACCCGACCAGGGCATTTAGTGGGTCAATAATAAATCGTTTTACTGGGTCTAAAATACTTTGCCAGGGTGGGTCAAATTAGTGTGGCTTTTCCAGCTTCAGAAAGCGAGGGTCGACAACCAAGAAAAAGAGGGTTACGCCAAATTTTAAAGAATTCATCCCATCGTACAACTTCGTATCTCCCAACAGGGCAAAGTGCAAATTCTCCCTCGATGGTAACGTCATCATCTTTCCAATCCAATTCAGGAATATTCTCCACCACGCTCTCACGCCCTGCGTTGAAAGCTGCCTTGATATCGTCAAATGTGAAGCACATATTGTCTTCAAAAATAAGATCACTTTCTCCGTTCACTCTAGCATACTCTTTCAATGCGTACGCCAGAGATAAATCTTTCTTTTCCATATTGATTTTTGTTTTAGTTATTTCCATGCTATTCTTCTATTCCCAAAGTATTGGTAAGAAAGTCGCTGATGTAATCATTTGATCTCTTCACGGAAGCAAGACAACTACCCAAGTTATTGCAAACTACATCGTCCACTCGCTTTACCATTTCATTTATCAACTCGCAATACGCTTTCAAATTCTCAAAGCGTTCTTCATCAACAGAGGTATCTCCTATGGGTTCTATTCTACCAACTAATTTATCTATTATATCTATCAGTTCCATAATTATCTTCTTTTATGTTTATTCTGTTTGTTTTTCAGGAACATTTATGACTCTTTGTTGTACTTTTTTATCAAGTATCTAACACGAGAATGCCATGTTTTCCTTTCAATAAACCACCCTCCTTGTAGAAGTTGAGCACGTGAGATGGGTCTACTTGCTTGAAATTTGACAACCTTACCGCACCTTGCGCACTTACACACATGGATTATGGAAAACCTATTGTCGAACTCTCCCAATCGTGCGGCATACATCTCCTCTATGTACACGTGCCCGAGTACCATACAAATTAACTTCTTCATAAGATTATTTTCTATTAGATTTACCTGTTATAGTTATCTTTCTCGTAATAGCGTGAAGCCTATCAATCACCCTATCTCCATATTTAGATTTCAAATGTTCTTCGTCTAAGTTGGTTGAGAACATCAATAGTTTTCCGTCACGTTCCGCTGCATCAACGAGTTCTGCAAATGGCACTCGCTTGTTTCCGTAGATATTTGATACATCCTCCGTTCCCACGTCGTCAATGTAGATAATGTGGCTTCGGATAATCTCATCGGGTGACTTGTTGAGTTCGTTTGCCGTGCATATCGTTACCACCTTTCTGCAATAGTGGTTAAGAAGTAAAGGGATGATTCTCATACCGATTAGCGATTTACCAACACCGCAATTACCAACGAGCATTAAGCCTTTGCCTTTGTTATCAGTTAACCACTGGACTATCTTCTCATAGTCAGCGTTCCACTTTGCAGCGTCACCACAGAAGTATTTTAATCCTCCTTTAAGGTGCGTTCCTGCATTTGGTACGCTGATTTGCACCTTATCGGGTAACGGCTTATACGTTGTATCCTTTAGCCACTCAATGGCGGATTTGAAGTCTATTTGTTCCATTTACCAATCACTATCTTTATCGTAATTCATTTCAGATGATTTGAGGGCGGTAGTACTCTTTGGTACTTTCTCCCTGCTTGCCCACGTCTGCAATCGCTTTGCAGTTTCCCACGTCTTTTCAAGTTCAAATCGCATCTTAGTCCCCGATTTGTTTCTTTCTGTCCAATAGTTAAAGAAAGCACGTATCATCGTAGGCTCGTAAATGCCACCACGTGAAGAAACGAAAGGAATAAGGCTCTTTTCAAACGCTTTCTCTCGGTCATTACATTTTGCTTGTAAGGATGTTAAAACCTGCTTTGATTGCTCGTTGGTTTTCTTCTTGCCAAAGCGATAATCATCACACTTGTTCACAACAAAGAATGTCCCTTTTTGATTGGCTATCGTGTCTATATCTCCTTTGTTAGCAAGTGAGAATAAAACATTCCTACAAGTTTGTAGGGACAATCCGCAATCATTTGCAAGGCTTCGATAGCTCGTTCGTGAAATGCCGTCATCGTCAGCCCCCACGATTAGCCGTAACATTACAAGCTGCTCGTGGGGGGAGTATCGAATGGTAAACTTATCATCAAGTTTTATCATCTATAGTGTTGCATCGAATAAATCAAATAATGTAGGTGAAGTTTCTTCTCTTTCCGCTTCACGCAGATAAGCAAGTCCATCTTTCCAATAGTCGTAATTAAGTTCTGTTGAGAGACCTCTTCGCCCCAACTTAATAGCGCAATAAGGAACTGTCTGAATACCTCCAAATGGGTCAAACACCAAATCTCCTTTGTTTGAGTATCGCTCAATTAGTCGGTTGACAATATCTATCTGCAAAGGACAGATATGCATCTGTAGATTCTTCTGCGACTGTCGGGAGTTTAGGGTTTTCATTCTGACCACATCGTCCCATATATAATCTTTATGGCTTACGGGATCTACTGCCATAAAGGTGCGTGGGAGTTTATTATGGTCTTCCAACTCTTCAGCGAAAGCTACATGATTTTCGTAATTATAGATGTGTTCCTTTGAATAATCTCTGAAGAACCTACGTATCTGGTCAATACCTAAGTTTTTAACGTCATCAAAGGTCAGTAACCTATTACCGCTATCTTTCCAATCTGCGTGTGCGTCAATCTGCCAACGGGCAAGAGAGTAATCTCCGTATTTTTCTTTCGTTACAGGGGTATCAGCATATGCCCTTGACGTATCTGTTGGTAACTTTCTGAACAGTAAGACGTATTCAGGGCATCCGATACCCATCTTTGAACCATCTTTACACATTTCACTATATCCGAGTCGGTAAGTTTGATTATTCTCCCTAACGACATCCGTATCGATGGTTATACGCCCCATGTATCTGAAGCCGTGCTTCAGGTAGTGGAACACACACATATCGCTGAAAGGGTCAATAGTCGGCATACCGTCGCCTGTAGCATTTCCAAACAATACACGGTCTTTTACATGGATGCAAGCTAAACGGCCAGGTCGCAAGATGCGTAACAATTCAGGAGTAAGGAAATCCATCTGTTTGAAAAACTCGTCATTGTCCGTGTTAAACCCGAAATCATTAAATGAACTTGTATATTCATAATGGTTTGAGAAAGGGACAGATGTAACGATTAAATCTACAGAGTTATTTTTCATTGTCTTGCACTCTAAAACGTTATCATTATTGATAGCCGTATATAGAGTTCCTTTGATCTCTTCACGCTTAGAGAACATGTACCGCATTAGTTTTTCCCGTGCATCAAGACCGAATAGACCATGTTCCTTAATGATAGAAACCATCTTTTCTACCATTTCTTTATGCTGCTGCCACTTTTGCATAAAGGATTTGTAAATTTCCTGTTCGCTTTCAGCATATACAAGATATAAGTCTACAGGATATTTCTGCATGAAGCGGTAGACACGTGCAATAGCCTGGAACTTATCATTGAAACGATAATCAATGAACATAATAGCTTTGTGGCAGTGATATTGGAAGTTCAAACCTTCACCGAGCATTTCGGGTTTGGCAGCAAGATATTTAAGCCTACCTTCCTTGAAGTCATCAATAATCTTATCAGCTTCATCATCATCTTGGGAGCCATATACTGCTTTACAATCTTCAATGCGCTTGCAGAGTTCTACACGTTCATTTTCAAGGTCGTGCCAAATAAGGAAATGGTCATCTTTATTTTCGGGGCGATTGATAATTTCAAGCACCTTATTAATCTTTGCAGGCATATTATCTCTACGTTCTTTTGCTGCATCCTGCAAGCTCAAAGCAGAATTGCGGAACATCTTAACTTGACCGTCTTTCTCTGTGCCTGCCGTAGAGTTATCAACCTCTACAGTTTCGCTATGCACTCGAAGTTCGGGTAATTGGTAGCCATCATCGGGGTAACCTAAATCAGATGGTTTAGTAAGGAATAAAGCCCACGTAGCGACCCATATCCAAAATTCAGCTTCTTTATGCGGATATAGAGTTAATTTATTCGCTTTCGTACTATCTCTTTTAAAAAAACGTGTCAGGGCCTGACCACTATCCATAACGCCAAGATAAGCAGAATAATGAATAAGTTCTTTATATCTGTTTGGCGAGGGTGTGGCGGTGGCAACAAAACGGTAAGGAACTTCCGAGAATAAAGGTAAGAACTCTTGATATGTTTTTGTTCCGAAACCACGCAGTACGCTTGCTTCATCAAGCGATGTAACCAAGAAATAGTTAGGGTCGATACGTACACCGTCTTCTCCATCACGCACACGCTCGTAGTTCGTTATCATTATATCAGTAGAACAATCTTTTACCTCTTGCATGTTACGAACATAGGTAACCTCTATATTGAGGTGCTTCTTTGCCTGGCTTACGAACTCCACAACAACACGCTTTGGACAGACTATCAGACCTTTTCCGCCTTTGTACTTTAAGATAATACGGATAATCTCTAATTGTGTAACTGTCTTTTGCATGCCGAAAGAAGAGAATATGGCACGACATCCGCCTTTAACCGCCCATTTAACAGTGTCCTTTACGTGTGGGTAAAGTGAAGAAGTTAAATCTTCATCTTTAATTTCAAATCCCGTGTTGTGGCTGATAGCCATTTTGTTTTTAAGAAAATCTAAGTATTCCATAATCAATTAAAAATCACATTCGTTAATTGTTTTCCGTTACTAAATACCGCCCATTTCCCTTTGCCGTTGGTGTCTGTCAGCTTCAAATCTTCGACCTTACCAAATCGGTTGATATTTCCGCAAAGGTCTACAAACCACGCTTGTTTATCTTTGTAAGGTCGTATCTCTCGTCCTACTATCTGATAGTACATAGCGAGCGACATTGTAGGGCGTGCCATAACCACCGTATCAAGTTCTGGATAATCAAATCCTGTTGTCAATACTCCTACATTCACAACGACCTTTATCTTACCACTCTTAAAGTCATTCAATATGCGTTCACGCTCTGCTTTTGGTGTTGTTCCCGATACCATTTCGCAGCATTCAATGCTTTGCGTCAGTCGTTCAGCCTCTTTCAGAAAGCGAGTAAAGACTAATATGCCTTTTCTTGCTCCGCCACGTTTTGGCGAAAGTAGTCGTTTCACAATACTGACTAAATAGCCGTAGAAGTCAATCCTATTATACTCTGCTTCTACGGACTTGTCTGTATAGTCAGCACCCGTTGAGTTTGTTTGCAGATTGTTTTCATCCCACCCTAATGGGTTCATTTGGAAATAATCTATTTTTGAAAGAAAGCCCATATCGAGTAAAGTCGATATCTGCACTTGATAGATAACCTTTGAAAATATCATTGGACGGGTACGAGTAAGGAACTTTAGCATTGCGCCAAAGCTGCTTGAACATAATCTGTAAGGAGTGGCGGTAAGCCCTAATACCTTGCACCCTGTAGCGTGGATAAACTCTTCGTACATACCACCTTTTGCGTTGACATAGTGGCACTCGTCTATGATTACGTTATTGAAGTGCTGAAATTCATCTGTGTGTCTTATCACGCTGCCTATCGTTGCAAAGGTGATACGGCTTATATTCTTTGAATTGAATGAAGCCGAGTAAACAGAGCAGTCAAGCACACCATAGGAGCATAGTTTCTTATAGTTCTGTTCAAGTATCTCTTTTGACGGCTGAAAGACAAGTGTATGTCCTTGCAGTCTGTTAGCAATGTCAGCTATCACCAATGATTTCCCACAACCCGTAGGCATCACCATGATAGCGTTATACTTTGCTTTCTTATCATTAAAAAAGGCTACCGCTGTATCGGAAGCCTTTTGCTGATAATCACGAAGTTTATACATCATATCCTTATCCCTTTTTCTTCACTCAATTTCTTAACTAATATTGAGTAGTATTTTATCAATTCTTCCAGTTCAAAGCAAGACCACTTCTTTGTGCTGCGTGCCTTGACTTCTAATAATTGAAACCGCTGCATTCCTATCTTTCGGATAAGGTTCTCACGATACCCGATGATGTGGTCGGCTGAAAACCTATTACAAAATCTACATTCACTATTGCAATTCTCCTCATCGAAGCGAGTTGACATGTGCCGTCTCGAATGATAATGCCCACAGTCGGATTGGTCGAAAGGCTTTATCTTTCCGCACGATATACACTTGAATGTCCCGTTAGGGAAAGCATCTCGCAATCTGATATACTGACTAAAGACCTTATCCAGCTTCTTAACCAAAGTTGCTTGGCTTGCTTGCCGCTTCTTTGGTTTGTCTGTTTTCTTTTTCTTGATATAGTATGGCATTACTTAAATCCCCATTCCTTCATATAATCAAACCTTTCTATGCCTTTGAACTCGTCAAGTTCTTTTGGACTAAGAACAATTTTGTTATAGCGGCGTTTGCCTTTCCATTCCTCTATTACGCCATTCGTATATGTTTCAAAGTCTATTGGTGAAACGCTAAAATAGGTTTGAAACCTACATCCTTGTACAGACTCTCCTAAATATCCGAATTTCTTTATACAATAGTTTGTTGCTATCTCTCGATGCAATCCCTCTGTTGAATAAACTGCTACAAACAAACCACTTGTAAAAAGCCCCGTTTCCGTCAAGTCAGGAGAATGTCTTACCAAAAAGAATTTTATCCTATCCAAAAACTCTTTCCTCTTCTTCTCGTATTCTTTGCATTTTATTTCCGATTCAAAAATTGTTCCGTCAAATGCTTTAAAAATAGTTGCTGATGTTATTCTTTCCATAATTATAAATTTAAGTCAATGTAGGCGGATTCGAACCACCACTGACAGAACCAAAATCTGTTGTGCTACCATTACACCATACATCGTTTTGCCCCACCGATGTGAGGCTGTGAAATAAAACTATTAACGTGATTATGAAATTAAAAAATTTCGTGCCTTGGGCAGGACTCGAACCTGCATTTACGTCTAAATCATATCCTAATCTTTTCGCAGAGGGATTCGAACCCACCAGCTTGTACTTCGCTTCTTCTACGTCTCGATTAACTGACGTGTGCTACCATTACACTATGCTACTTCGATTAAAAGTATGTGCGTCTACCAATTCCGCCACCAAAGCAAGTGTGGGGACGCTTCCCCACGTTCTAAACTATTAAAACCTTACTGAAAATCACTTCTCAATGAATGGAATCTCTGGCGCAATTTCCCTGATGGCAGAAATCTGCTCGTCAATGATAGTGTCCAGTGTTTCTTCTATAACTTGCTGTGCACTTGGGGAAATAAGCTGCACCGTTACGTCATGCCCATTGATAGTGGCATACGTCTCCACTTCGATAGACTGCGCTTTTGTACCCTTGAAAATAGGCAGTACTACAGAGAAGCGGTCAGGCATATTGGAATCTACAATTTGTGAGTAGTTGTCCGTATATGAGCCGTTTTCCTTGCGGTCTCGCTCGTAGTCCGTATTGACCTTTGCTTTAAAGTTCTTAAAGACCGACACCAGCTTCATATTTTCGTCACGGTTGGAAAAATAAGCGCGGTTCATCTTGATGAACTGGCTCAATACAAGAGGCTCCCAAGCGTAACCATCGTTGATATGGAACTCCATAAACTGACGGGAGAGCTGGAGCTTTCCGACAATCACCATTTTATTTCGTGCGTCCGTCTCGTTGGCGATAAGCGTCATGGAGAGATTGTCCCTGTCTACGATGATGTGTGTGTTCGTGGTTAATCTGACCCTCACATCCCCACCGCTTTTCGAGGAAAGAGAATATCGAGGTGATAGTTCCGCTGACATTGACCTTCTCGGGTTCAAGTACAGGAAGCTCGTTCACTTTGTCCACTTCACGAATGACAACCTCTGCCTTTTGGCAGTCTTTGTCAAGATTGATTTGCATTTTTTCGTTCTGCATAATTGATTTTGTTAAATAGTTGTTACTCCGCCTTGCGTATCTCCTTAAAGATTGTTGGGGATAATTCTTCTTTCGTCGCAGGGCGGCTTGACACAAGCACACCCTCAGCGTTGTAGAAGCAAGCCATACGCTCGTCCTCGTCCACAATCTTGTAACACTTCTCGGTAACAACACGACTCTTTGCCTTGATGTCGCCAAGGAGCACTTTCACCTCCTCTTTGAGAGGCTTCAATTCGAGATTCACCTCTTCCTTGTAGTCTTTGATAGCTTCCTTAAGGTCATTTACCTTGATTGACTTCTCTGCAAGCTCTGTCTTTTTCTTTGCCAGTTCGTCGGCATCAAACGCCTTGCTGTAAGACATTTCGACCACTTCGTCTGCATTATCAAGGAGGAACTGCTTGCGAGCGTCCAAATCATTGATGTCCTGTCCTAATACTTTCTGCATAATTTTGTTTTTTATAAAAATTCTTTGTTTCGTTCTATTTCTATCTCCATCTGCTGAATGAGTATTGCTTCATCTGCCGATGGTATGTATATACCTGCTTCTTGTGCAGCCCAATTTCTGAACCTTTCTATTGATAAGCTAAACTCACTTGTGTCAAGGTCAGCACTGCTTCTAAGCACTTTTATCTTACCTAAGTACTTATCTTCCTTTTCACGGATAAACAAATCGGGGTTTACAAGTTTCTTGTAATACTGCTGCTTAACCCATTCAAGTGTATTACCTGTCTGCGTACCAAAATAAGCAAGGATAACGTGCAAATACTTATTCTGTGGTAAACTTCTTCTTGGCTTTTTCTCGGTCAGTTCTACTATTTTTCCACTCTCAGCTAACTTATTAGCACGAAGTAGGAAGTTAGCCTTATCGAGTGGATTTGACGTGTTATAAATCATTAGAATGGTCTATCGTCTTCAACTTGTGGAGGTTGATAGGTAGGCTGCTGCGGTTGCCGATATTGCTGCTGCGGTTGTTGATTTGATGGCTGAACCTGCCTAACATCTATCTTATAAGGGCGGACGTGTGTATAGAATTTCTTTCGTCCATCTTGCTCTGTAACTTCTGTACCTTGCAAGTCAAAATAAACAGTAACAACCTGCCCCACTTGGATATTATCAATAAGGCTTACCTTACTATCTATGAAGTCGAACAGTATTTTATTCTCATATTGAGAACGTTGCCCTGTATATGGGTCAAAAGTCGTACAATCCACATAAAGTGAACGCTTAGTAAAGGCTTTCCCACCTTTTGACTGTAACTGCTGCGGTTGCCCCACTGCAAGCACTACACCTGATTTAGAATTTGCCATAATCTTATCTTATTTGTAATGATTCTTTGATATTTGTTGTCTTAACGCAAGCTGCATACGCTTCAGGATATTCTTTCTTTAGCTTCGCCTTATCTATATCCTCACGGGTACTTGCTGCCTTACATGATAATGTGATATAATCACCTTTGTATGTTTTCACACCATGTTTTTGCATGAGTTTCAAAAGTCCTTGCGATAGTTCTGTTTTTTTTATATTAAGCTCTTTTATCTGCTTAATAAGTGTATATACCGCCTTTTCAGCCTTTTTAATTTCAGAAGGCGTACTACCTACCTTGCTTATGGTGTTGAATTTGCGCCCATCAACCTCACATTGCAATAACTCTTTAATGGTTCCCGTGTCGACACGTTCCATCTCAGCGAACTCTGATTTATCATCACGTAACCAAAGTGCATATAGCTTGCTTACCTTTAACTCGGGGTTTTGCAACTCAAAGAGATAGGCATATATGCTTAACTGCCATCGCACGTACTCTTTGTCCAGCGTATAAGTCGTCTTGATATCGGTAAGGATAATATACGCGAGTTCGGGATAAGAAAAGGCTTGAAAAAGTTGGTAATCTCGTCAAAAATTCGTATCTTTATAGGTGAAAATCA